GCCAATATCATAAGTTCGAAACAATTATCAACATCAGCAACCCTATCGTTTGTTTTGCTATATTTCATTCTTCCGGCGATAGTGAACTGGGTTGTCAAAAAATTTCTCAATAACTTGATTAACAAGCCATCCATGTATCTTGTATGATACGGGCTTGACTTTTGAGTTTCTTGTGCTATAATCACAAATAGCTTTAAAATTGATTGCATCATAGATAGGACACAATATGAAGGTTGTAAAAAGAAACGGTGATAAGGAAGACTTTTCTGTAGAAAAAATTCACAAAGTTCTTGAATGGGCTACAAACGATATCAATGGGGTTTCGTTTTCCGACATTGAGATGAATGCCAACTTAGCACTTTATGATGGCATAACAAGTGAGGAAATTCACCAAATACTAATCAAGTCTGCCAATGATTTGATCTCTACTAGTTGCCCTAATTATCAATATGTGGCGGCTAGATTATTGAATATGCATCTACGAAAAACGGTTTGGGGATGCGGTGATAGACCAATCGGATTATTGCACCTTCTACAAACAAACATAGACAACGGAGTATACGATCCATCTATCTTAGATAAGTGGAACAGTCATCAGATCAAAACTATAGAAAAAATGATAGATCACAAAAGAGATGACTTATTCACTTATGCCGGATTACAACAACTAATAGATAAGTATCTAGTCAAGAATAGAACAACCGGCAAAATATACGAAACTCCGCAATTTGCATATATATGCATAGCAATGTGTCTTTTTGATACGGTAGATGAGGTTGAAAAAGCGTATGATTGCTACTCAACATTCAAAATTAACCTACCAACACCCATAATGGCGGGCGTTAGAACAAATATCCGACAGTTTGCTAGTTGCGTTCTTGTGGATATAGACGATAATCTTGACGGAATATTCTCCAGCTTACATGCTGTTGGCAAATATACCGCCCGTCGTGCTGGAATAGGTCTAAACATTGGAAGAATGCGTCCAATCAATTCTCCCATCCGTGGCGGCGAAGTGATTCATACTGGTCTAATACCATATCTGAAAAATTTCGAATCCGCAGTAAAATCCACAAGTCAAAACGGATTACGCGGAGGCTCTGCAACCGTACACATCCCCTTCTGGCATTATGAGATAGAGGACATCCTAGTACTTAAGAATAATGCTGGCACAGACGATAATCGCGTAAGAAAACTGGACTATTCAATTCAATTCTGTAAACTATTTTACGACAGATTCATAAAAAATGAGGATATTACCCTATTCAGTCCGCATGAGGCACAGGGATTATACGAAGCTTTTGGTGATAATGATAAGTTTGAAGCACTGTACAATAAATATGAGAACTCAAAAAGTATCAAATTCAAGAAAAAAATATCTTCGCGTAAATTAGCAGAAATATATGCTAGAGAAAGACTAGAAACCGGCAGAATCTATTCCATGAATATTGATAATGCGAACGAGCATGGATCATGGAATATTCCAGTAAAAATGAGCAATCTCTGCCAGGAAATCGTCCACCCGACTGAACCAATAAAGTCAATATTAGACGAAGAGGGTGAGATAGGCATTTGTATTTTAGCTGCGATAAATGCACTAGAAGTAACAACAGATAAAGAAATAGAAGAAGCTTGTAGGATGGCTGTGAGAACCCTTGATAGTGTTATTGACTACCAAGAATATCCCGTTCTTGCTGGCGAAAACTTTACTAAGAACAGACGTTCAATAGGTATTGGTATAACAAACCTCGCAGGATTACTTGCAAAAAATAAGTTATTCTATGATGATCCTAACACATTGACGTTTATTCACCAATTCATGGAAAAAATCCAATGGCATCTTATCAATGCCAGTTGTGATATGGCCATGGAAAAAGGAAAATGTCCAAAGTTTAAAGATACCAAGTATGCACAGGGTCTACTGCCAATAGACTGGTATAAGAAAACAGTTGATGAATTGGTAGCACCCAATTATCTAATGGATTGGGAATCTCTGAGAGATAAGGTTCAAAGATACGGACTAAGACATTCTACTCTTACAGCTATGATGCCATGCGAAAGTAGCTCCGTTATACAGAACAGTACCAATGGTATCGAGCCGGTTAGAAGCCTACTTTCCTTTAAAAAGGCAAAGAATGGTGTACTTAAGCAAATAGTCCCTAACTTCCACAATAGGCGTAATTACTATACAAAGGCTTGGGATATCAAAGACAATAAGCCAATTATGAACATTTCCGCAGTATTACAAAAGTTCACTGATATGAGTATCAGTCTTAATCTTTACTATAACTATGCTCATTATCCAGATGGAAATATACCTCTGAGCGTGATAATAAAGGATCAGATCTATGGCTATAAATATGGTCTTAAGAACCTGTATTACTGTAATACACCAGATGGAGACGGAGAAACAGAAAAAGATATGAATTGTGATAGTGGTGCTTGTAGTATCTAAAGGAATAAAATGAAAACAATCTTCAATACAAAAAACGTAGACCCTATGGAACAGCCCTTATTTCTAGGGAAAGACCTGGGGGTGCAGAGATATGATGTTGTTAAATATCCTATCTTCAAAGAGCTAGATAGTAAACAGATGATGAACTTCTGGCGACCAGAAGAGATAGAACTCAAGAAGGATAGAAGCGACTTTCAGACTCTAACGAGTAATGAGAAGTTTATCTTTACGTCTAATCTTAAGTATCAAACAATGCTAGATAGTGTTATTTGTAGAGGAGTTCCAACACTTCTTGAATATGTAACTAATACAGAATTAGAAGCTTGTCTCATGACATGGCAATTTTTTGAGAAAATCCACTCTCAAAGCTATAGCTATATTATTCAAAACGTATACTCTGATAGCTCAGAAGTCTTCGCAGGAATCTACGAAGATGTTGAAATAATGAAGAGAGCAAATAGAGCCATTGAAGACTATAATAATCTAATGGGCATGAGTTCCGAAAGTACTAAAGTTTCGGATCTTAAAAAACAAATCTACATGACTTTAATAAGCATCAATATTCTGGAAGCCGTTAGATTCTACGTCAGCTTCATCTGTTCCTTCGCTTTTGCTGAAAACAAAAAGATGATCGGCAATGCGGATATTATCAAACTTATCAAAAGAGACGAAGCACTACATCTAAAAAATACTCAAGAAATAATCAAAATTCTTCAAAGAGAAGAGTCGGAAGGATTTATTAAAACTGCAAATCAGTGCGAAGACCTTGCTATTCAAATGTTTGATAGTGCCGCAAAAGAAGAAAAAGAATGGGCATCGTATTTATTCAAAGATGGATCAATAATTGGATTGAATGAAAATGTACTACATCAGTATATTGATTGGCTGTGTATGAGTAGAAGGAAAAATATTGGACTTCCATACGAAAGCGTTAAAAATCCTATTGCTGGATGGACAGAGCCTTGGATGAATAGCGAGAGCGTACAGGTGGCACCGCAGGAACATGAAATAACATCGTATAAGATTGGTGCTAGTAAGAACGATCTTGGGGATATTGATTTAGGAGAATTTAAACTATGACTTTGGACGACCTAGAAGAAAAAGTGATTCAGTGGCACATCGATAGAAATCTTATTGAAGGAAGTACAGATAAAGATCAGACTCTCAAATTAATGCAAGAATTAGGAGAATTATCCGATAGCGTCTGTAAAGGAAAAGATGTTAGAGATGATATTGGAGATATGTTAGTGGTGATGCTCAATATAGTCGAAAGAAACAAACTAACGTTATTAGATTGTTTATCAAAAGCCTACGACGATATCAAAGACCGTAAAGGTAGAATGGTTGACGGTGTCTTCGTTAAAGAACAAGATTTATGAGGTGAAATATGCCGATTCCAAAAAGACGCAAAGATGAAGATAGAACAGACTTTCTATCACGATGTATGGGCGATCCCGTAATGAACAAAGATTATGAAGATAACGGTCAAAGATATGCCGTTTGCATCTCATCATTAAAAAATTCTTCTAAGGCTGAAGAGATTCAAGATGTTTACTATGAGCAAACTTTTGGCTCAACAGAATTAATTCTAGATGAAGATAATATGTACATTCCAGAGCAAACGGAATACGTTGACTTTGGAGAAGAAACAGAAGAGTATATCGTTGGCGGTAAAAATGGATTGTGGGAGAATATCCGTAAGAAGAAAGAGCGTGAAGGGAAGAATTATAGGCCCGCCAAGCCCGGCGATCCAGATAGACCCACAAAGGATGCATTTAAAAAGTCACAGTCAAAATCATCTGAATCTGACTCCCAGATGCAAATCTCACAAATTAAAAAGATGTGTGATCAGCTAATGGTGCTTGTAAAAGTATCTAATAATATTGATATAGAGTTTGAAGAATACGCTAAAGATATGATATCCAAATCAGAGAGTTATATTCAAACAGTTTATGATTCTGTGCTATATCCACAGCCAGAAGAAGACGATATTGAAGAACCATCTGAAATAGAAATGCCGGAAACAGACTCTCTCGCGGCAGAGAAACCAAACAAGAAAGTAACATTAAATAAGCCCTTTAGAACTCCAAAAGGACCAAAAAAATTTAGTGTATACGTCAAAAATGATAAGGGGAATGTTGTCAAAGTAAACTTTGGTGATCCCAATATGAGCATTAAACGTGATGATCCAGAACGCAGAAAAAGCTTCAGGGCCAGACACCAATGCGATACTAATCCGGGTCCAAAATGGAAGGCACGATATTGGAGTTGTAGATTTTGGGAGGCCGGTAAACCTGTAAATAAACTAACCTAATCCTATGAAGAATTCACCATGAGAAAAAATAGACCTAAAAATCAGAGGATTGTCAAAACTAAGAAACAGGTTCAACAAGAAAAAAGAAATTCTCTCAAACCGGTAGAAGGAGTAACAGAAAATCATAAGAACTACATTAAATCTATACTTGAAAACGACATAACCATATGCTATGGTCCATCCGGTGCTGGAAAATCTTATATTTCATCGGGACTATTTGCACATATGTTACATTCTGGTAAATATAATCAGATTATAGCAACAAGACCTCTAGTTGCTGCCGGAAAAGACATCGGTGCTATTCCCGGAGAGGTTAAAGATAAAATCTCTCCCTATTTAAAAGCTCTAGAAGAACATCTTAAGTTTTTTCTAGGTCCGGTCAACTACGGCCTTTACTTTAATGATAATCAGATACGTTATGAACCTCTAGAGTTAATGCGTGGTGCAACATTCTCTAATTCATTAATGATCTTGGACGAAGCACAGAATTGTACTCTAGAACAAATCAAGATGTTTATTACTAGGATGGGCGAAAACTCCAAAGTAATAGTTAATGGCGATATCAAACAGACAGATATTAAAGATAAAAGCGGACTTGGGATCGCTATAACAAAACTAAGCTCGATAAATGGAATTGGTATTTGTAAGTTAACCAGAGAGGACATTCAAAGAAATGGAATTATTTCAGAAGTTCTCAGAGCCTTGGAGGACTAATGCCTAAGTATGATTATGAATGTGAAAATTGTAATCACAAACTCATAGATATTTACCAGCCTTTTGATTCAGACTCTTTAACAAAATGCGAAAACTGCGGCCAAAACTCTCTTAGAAGGATAATCTATTGTCCGTATATTTCTGTTAAGGGAGAGATTAAAACTATTGGTCAATTGGCCGAAAGTAATAGTAAAAAAATGGGAAAAACTCTAGTTGAAGAAAAAACACTAAAGGACAAGGAGAATAAGAAACAAGCATTAAAAGATGCTAAGAAGGAATTGCGGTCTAAAATTAACAAGATGTCATCCGATCAAACACGGAGATATATAGAGGATGGAAAAATTTGACTCGGTAATCTTAATCGTTCCGCACATTGGCGAATATCACGGAAATAATGTATTCTTGCGTGGTTTAAATGCGGATGAACTAAAATTTTTGCAAGATTCTATGATGATAGAATATAGATCTAAAAAAGACTCTTATGCTGAATGTATCAAAGATCTCAACAATCAACTAAGTAAAATCAAACTAATCCTACAGGAGCAAACAAATGAGCAGTTCGAAGAAAAAGAAAGTTGATAATTTATCTGTTGCGGAACAGTTTTACATCGAAGAACACTGTACTAAGATGAGCTTAGAGACGATATGCGAGCAATTAAATTGCGATTCTGATCGAATCTCAGATTTTTATACCGCAGCGGTTGACAAACGCAACAGCATGAGTACAATAGATACGCTCATGACGGTAAATCATAAGCGTGGCTACGCAATTATGACAAAGGAGGCTTCGGAAAAAGGTGACGCAACAAAATCAGGGAAAGCCGCCCCACTCTCAGAACACATCCATAAGATCAGAAAAGACCGATAAGCGTAGGCAGAATAAGCCGAAAGAATGCACAGATGCTACGCCCTTCAAATCAAAATACAAAGAGGGGTATATAACGCCAGCTAATTTTTTGGCTGAAAGTATCTTTGAAAAACGTAATGAATTTTTCAATAGTGGAAAATGCCCAGAAAGATTCTGGGTAACTGGAAATAAATTACACGGTGCTTACAAAGGGCAAGTTATAGCAGCTTCTAAATTGCTTAAAAAGTATCATGTAGATTCTATTATCAAAGCCTTGAAATCCAACGATGCCAAGTTCATATTCAAATTACAGGATAAGAAACTAGAACCAATTATACAGACTATTGAAAATAGTAGAGTTGAGAAGGAAGTGCTGGACAGCTATAATACACCATCAGAAGTGTCCAAGCCGTTCAGAAACACTAAAAAGAATATCTTGAAGGATTTATGATTTATGTCTAAAGACAAGAAAAAAGTTGATTTAAGTAATGATAAAGCAATACAAAAAGCATTCGGTAAAGTAATATCAAGAGGTTGTGATCTAATCTCTGCTAAAAAAAGTCTGAAGACCCTCACCGTCAGTCCAGCATTGGACATTGCTTTGAACGGAGGCTTGTTGGAAGGATCATGGACAGTAGTATCTGGTGATCCAAAAACAGGCAAGTCTACGACATGTCTACAGATATGTAAAAATGCACAAGACGAGGGAAGGCCAGTAATATATATTGATGGCGAAAGCCGACTAAAAGCGTATAATCTATCTGGCACACAAGGTTTAGATCTTGAAAAAATTCAAATTGTTCATAGTCCGGACGATAGCGAATCCTTATCCGCTGAAGACTTTTTAGATATTGCGGAGAGTCTTTTAAGGCGTCCAGAAAATGCTGGTGCTGTTTGCGTCATAGACTCTTGCTCCTCGCTAGTGCCAAGATCGGAACTTGAAGAAAGTAGTTCTGCTACAATTCGTGCTAGTTTGCCAAAATTGCTCTCACACTGGGTTAAAAAGAACGCTCAAACTATTGTTAAGAACAAAATCATACTTCTAATAATCACCCATTATATTACTAATACATCTGGATATGGTAAAATAAAGAATCCGGATTGTGGTGTTCAAGTTCAATACCAAGCTGATACTAGATTAGATATTGCTAAAATTGAACCATGGGAAGAAAATGGTAAAAAGGTTGGACAGCTAGTACATTGGAAAATAGGATGTTCATCACTTGGTTCTTCTGGAACAGACTGTATCAGCTATATCAAATACAATAAGGGAATCGATAAAGAGAAGGAAATTATAGAGCTAGCAGAATCGTTTGGGATTATCGAAAAGGGTGGAGCTTGGTATAGTATTCCCTTTCTAGATAAGACTCATGGCTTTGACGAATCTCCAAAATTTCAAGGTCAATCCAAGATATACGACTTCTTAGTTGAGAGAAAAGATATATTCGATCTCATCAAGAAACAAGTAAAAGAAATGCTCTGAGATGAAAGTTGTTGGATTTGACAATAAAGAACATAAATTCAATTTCAGTAAAAACAAAAAGCGGCGATATCAAGAAAATAAGTCCTCATTACATAGTAAAACTAAAGAGCTATTAAAGGAGTTATTTCCCAGATTATCTATCTATGAAGAAGTGACTCTTCCGGGATCTAAAAGAGTTGGTAGATCATCTTTACTTTATGCTGATTTTTTTATACCAGAATTGATGCTGATAGTTGAAGTTCATGGTAAACAACACTACGAATATTGTTCTTTCTTTCACAAAGATGTAATGGATTTTCTCAAGTCCAAAAAAAGAGATTCAGACAAGAGTGATTGGTGTCTGATGAACGATATAAAGATAGTGACACTCCCATACAATGAGGAAAAACAATGGAAGAATTTGATACAACAAGTGGTGAGTCAATAGAAGTCTTACAGAAGTTTACCAACTGGGTAGAAACATTCTGTAAAGAGAATAATATCATAGAGTACAAGGATCGGGACGAGTATGAGCCAATCATTAATATGTCTAATGGTGAGATACTCAGTTTGTCCAGTGACGAATGTTTTGCCAACGCCTTGACTTTAATGAATTATGCTGGTATACTACAGAAAAAATATGACCTGATAGATAGTCAATATAACTGGTGTATTGAAGCATTGAATTTTCTATATGCTAAGTATTGGGACAATTATGACAAGTTCCTACCAGCAGAAATTAGAAAGAAGTCAATAATTTCAGATAATTCCTTTGCTCAGTCTATCGAAAAGTGCAGACTAAGACTATATGCCAGTATGCAAATCCTATCTGAAACAACTAAAGATATCAAGAGAAGAGTAACGCTATTTCAAGATTTTGGTAAATCTAGGAGCTTCAAATGAGTAAAACTCCGCTTATGTTTTTAGTTAGCGAATTAGCATCTATACTTGAAGAGGCTATAGATAAAAAAGATTGGGATCTAGTGTGTCAAGCGTACTCTGAATTAACCGGAGAAACGAAAGAAATTGAAGATGAACAGTCAATGGTTATCAATGACTTAAAATCAGAAATCTTAGCATCAATAAGGGAAGAATTGAAACAGGCCCAAAAACAGCCCTCTACCAAGGCCAAACCATCTGCTAAAAATAAATCTAAATTAACAACGGCAAAAAAGCAAGTTGACGCTAACTTAAACAAGTTTGAACAAATGCAACAATCTTATAATGAGGAAGCTTTCAAGGAAAACGGTTTTGATAAAATCAACGATAAAGTACAGCCGTCACAAAGAACACGCAAAGCGTTTACTATGGCAAAAATCACATGCTCCGAATGCGGCAAGTCGAACGAGGTTCACCCAATGTTTGTTAAGGAAAACTATGTGTGTGATAGGTGTTTAAGAAGGCGTACAGGTAAATAATGTCTAAAACAGATTCTGCATTAAAAAATATCGCATCTGAGCAAGCGGTCCTAGCCGGTTTATTACAGCACGGCAAACAAAGCTTCATAGAAGTATCACTATTTGTTGGAGAAGACAGTTTCACTCTAGATAACCACAAGATACTATTTAGATGTATTGCCCATGCACTATCTAATAAGGATGTAATTGGATATACAGATCTTCTATCTTCCGCACAAAGTCTTCAACTAAACGAATATATAGAAAAAAACAAGACATTTAAGGAAACATCTGGATCAGATTTTAATATTCCTATCCATATAGATAACGTATTAGAACATGCCAAGAAACTTAAGCGTCTAGAATTTGCACGAAAGATTCAATCGGAACTCCGCAATATTTATACGAATCTTAATCAGATTAGTGGAGACGAATCAATTTCAGATATTCTATCGCTAGCAGAAAATCCAATCCAAGACATCTGCCTTTCTTACATGAAAGAAGATGATTTATCTCCTCAGTCGATAGGGAATGCTATAGATGATTATATCTCCCATCTGGAGAATAATAAAGGAAAGTCTATAGGCATCACTACAGGATTTGCCGCTTTTGATAAAGCCATCGGTGGCGGTCTTAGAAGAAAATGTGTTGATCTCATTGCCGCTAGACCAAAAGAAGGAAAAAGCTGTTTAGCAGATAACGTGGCATTGTATATAGGCTCCACTCATAAAATTCCGGTACTTATGCTTGATACTGAAATGAGCAAGCAAGACCATATAAATCGCTTACTAGCAAACCTGAGCGAGACTGAAATTAATCAAATTGCATCCGGTAGCTTCTTTGATGATGCGGAAAAGAAAGATAAAGTTCTTCAAGGCTCTAATCTATTACGGGATTTGCCATACGATTATATCAGTATTGCCGGAAGACCATTCGAAGAAACACTATCTATTGCTAAAAGATGGCTAATAAAGCGGGTTGGATACGATGAGAACGGAGTATTAAACGATTGCGTAATCATCTACGATTATCTTAAGTTAATGACATCAAGTAGCATAAGTAATAATCTAGCAGAATTCCAAGTATTAGGATTTCAGATTACAGCACTACACAACTTTTGCGTAGAAAATGATGTGCCATGCCTATCATTTGTTCAGTTAAATAGGGACGGAATTACCAAGGAAACCACAGATGTCGTAAGCGGTTCAGATAGGCTGGTTTGGCTATGTACCAGTTTTTCGATCTTTAAGAGCAAAACAGAAGAAGAAAGAATCACTGACGGAATCAATTACGGTAATAAAAAACTCATCCCGGTAGTTTCTAGGCACGGTCCAGGCATAGAGGATGAAGGGTATATATGTCTACAAATGGACGGAAAATACGCAAGAATCAGAGAACTGGGCACAATCAGGAGTATTAAACGAAATGACAGCGGTGGAAGACAAGGATTCGCAGACTCGCAAGATGATGATATTACGAATCAAGATGATGAGAAAGATTTTTGAAATATTGGAATTCTTTGGTATCAGAAACTATTACGAGTCAAACAACCTCATCGTTTGTTCCTGTCCCGTTCACGGTGGAGATAACCCATCCGCGTTCAATATAAATACTGACGAGTATAATCAAGAATATTACGGTAAGTGGTTCTGTAACACCAAACATTGCCATAATAGCAAACCAGGAAAAGACATTATATCCTTAACTTGGCTATTACTAGAAAATAAACACAACCGCAAACTATCCTTTATTGAAGTATTGGATTTTTGCAACGATTTTTGTTCTGATGTACAAATCGATGAAAACATTCAGATTCGCCGCAAAAGCCCAAAAGATAAATTACTAAAAATCGAAACAAGAAAAGCTCAATATAAAGATAGGAATATTACTAGATCAAAAGTTAGAAAACATCTAACATTTCCTGCTAAGTTCTATATTGATCGTGGATTCTCCGAACATGCACTAGACCTCTTTGATGTAGGAGTTTGTGAAAATCCACAAAGCCAAATGTATAAAAGGGTGGTGTTTCCTGTATACGACGAGAGCGACACTTTTATGGTTGGATGTACCGGCAGAACCACGACAAATCACCATAATAAATGGATTAATCAGAAAGGATTTAATAAGTCCATATTTCTTTACAACTACGGTAAAGCCATTAGTCGTATTAGAGAGATATCAACGATGATCCTAGTAGAAGGCCAGGGAGATGTAATTCGCCTATGGGATGCTGGCATAAGAAATGCCGTTGGAATCTTTGGATCAAAGATGAGCGATGCCCAAGAATTTCTGGTGCAAAAGACCGGGGCGGCCAATATAGTTATCATGACAGACAACGATGATGCTGGAGAGTTGTGTAAGCGTGATATCAATAATCGCCTAAAACATCTACTCAATATCCATACAATCAGTATACCAAAAAATGATATAGGCGAAATGACAATACAAGAAATTGATACGATAATAAAACCACAAATACAAGGATACTTCTAATGACTAAGATCATCGCACTTTGCGGCAAAAAACAAAGCGGCAAAACCACGCTGTCCAACTTCTTACATGGACATGAAATGAAAAGACACGATATTATCGAAAAATTCTTTATGTCGCCAGAAGGCCAGCTTGTGGTTAATTGTACATTCCACGATGAAAATGGTAAAGAGTTTCAAGAAATGGGTGTATTAGATCTACAACAACATAATGATGAATTTTATCAATACGCTTCGCGTAGAATATGGCCCCTTGTTAGAGCATATAACTTCGCGGACTCGCTTAAGGAGTTATGCGTTATGCTATTTAATATTCCTCCAGAGTGTGTTTATGGAACAGATGAAGAAAAGAATAGGATTCAAGAACATCTTCGTTGGGAAAATATGCCCGGAGTTACCACAGCACATCTTCTCTTTCATCAGTCTGGTCCAATGACTGCCCGCGAATTTATGCAATTCTTTGGCACAGATATAATGCGTAAAATATATGAACCGATCTGGATAGAAAACTGCTTTAAGAGAATAGAAGAAGATAGCCCTGAAATCGCGGTTATAGGAGATTGTAGATTCCTAAATGAAATCCACGAAGTACAAAATCGTGGTGGAAAAGTTATTAGATTAACAAGATCACTATATGAAAGTAATCATCAAAGCGAAATAGATGCTGATAACTATGACAAATTTGATGGTATTATTGATAATCATGAATTGTCTATTGAAGAATCCTGTTCGAAGTTCCTATCATTATTGGTTGATTTAGGAATAACTCAAAAAATTAGGGAAATTGGAAAGCATACGGTGTCTATAAAATGATCGTATCATATCTTAGATCCAGTAGTCTCGGCACTATCGAAATGTGTGAGATGAAGTATTTCTTCCAGTATGTTCTTGGAATGAAAGATAAGACCAATAAAAAGGCAGTTATGGGCACAATTTTCCATAGAGTAATGCAAGTTCTGGCCGATAAAAAACTTGCTCAAATCAATAAACAGAAGACCTTGAAGAATGATGATATCAAAAATCTAACATTTGCACAGTGTGACAATTTAGAATATGTTACGAAACTATGCTTTGAGTATTACAAAAAGCATGAAGAAGACGTAGGACTTACCGATGCTGATTACAAAACGTGTGTCGCGTGGGTCAATAAGGCTCTAGCATATAATAATGGATTACTTGATCCACGTAATCAAAACGTATACGCGACTGAACTATTCTTTGATATAGAGATTAAAAAGCCCTGGGCAAAATATTCATATAATATCAATGGCAAAAATATTTCAGGATACTTAGGCATCAAAGGCACTGTAGACCTGATTAATAAAGAAAGCGACTCATACTTTCAGGTATTAGATTACAAATCTGGTAAACGATTGAATTGGGCTACCGGCCAAGAAAAAACATATAATGATCTATGTTCCGATAAACAACTACTACTCTACTACTACGCCTTAAAGAGTTTGTATCCGGATCGGGACTTTTATACCAGTATTTTTTATGTGAATGATGGAGGTATATTTGATATTGTATTTTCCGATGAGGATTATGTCAAAGCAGAAGAGATGCTCAAAAAACGATTTCAGTATATCCAATCAGTTCAGTTACCAAGACAAATATCTACGGACCAGCAAAATTGGAAATGCACTAGATTGTGCAAGTTTGCTGAAAACTTTGGCGATTCCGAAAAAACCACTTGCCAACACTTCCACGATATGGTAAGATTGGAGGGCATGGATGCTGTGGTATCCAAACATGCGGATCTAAACAAATTTGGACAATATGGTGCTGGTGGAGGAAAATTAGACAATGATAAGAAATAGTAGCCATTACTCACTACTGTCATCAACATCTAGATGCGAACAGATAGCTAAACTATGTAAACAATTTGGCTACTCCCACGCTGGACTAATCGACCTCTTCACTATTAGCGGGTGCGTCAATTTCATACAGTCTTGCAAGAAAAACAAAATTTTGCCAATTATCGGTTCTGAACTAATGATAAGAGATCACGGCAAACTCGTTTTGATCTGCAAAAATAATCAAGCCTGGAAGCAGCTATTAAAGGTTATATCCATCACTAATAGTCCAGATAATTTTCAAGAAACACCAACAATATCATTGCAGGAATTGCTAGAAAATATCAATTCATCAGATTTTGTTTGCATTGATGGATATGTTGGTAGCAGTTTATTTCATTCGGTCATGCCAGATAATAATTGTATATTTCACTCTGCCGATGACGCCGAATTAAGATCATGTTTGATTACAGACCATAATCTTGTGGCACAAACTCATATACAAAAAATGCGTCAAATATTCTCAGATTATTATCTAGAATATAACACTACGGACCATGAGTGCTATCCAGTAACTAAAGTCATGGTTGAGATAATATCAAATCTTGATCAAAATTACGATTTTACAATACCAGATACATCTTCTTTCTATCCAGAAAGAAGCGATGCTGTTGATCATAGAGTTCTTCTATGTACCAAACTAAAAACAACAATGAAGAAACTCGACCAACGAATCAATGAAACACAAGATTTGGATTCGTTGAAGTTCATCAAAAGCAGTAACTACTACATCAAAGATATGGATTTCCTTAGAACCCATTATCCAGAAAAAACCATTGAAAATCTACTAAATATTACATCTCTGATTGAGAAAATAGATATCTTATCAAATCCAAAATTACCAAGATTCGACACCCCAGATAATATCTCGGAAGAAGAATATCTCAAGCAACTATGCAGAGACGGTTGGAGAAAACTCATTAAGGACGATGTGGAACAAAGCAAGCACGCCGAATATAAAGATCGCGTTCTGAAAGAACTAGAAGTTATCAGTAAGGCCAAACTTTCGGGCTATTTTCTTATTGTACAGGATTATGTTAATCACTTTAGAAATAAAGGCTGTTTAATTGGCCCGGCTCGTGGATCAGGCGGCGGCTCACTAGTATGCTACCTTACCGGAATTACACTAATTGATCCTATCAAACACAATCTTCTTTTCGAACGATTTTACAATGACGGTAGAAATACGGACGATCACATATCCTTACCAGATATCGACATTGATTTTCCTCCTGATTATAGAGAGGATGTTATCGATTATCTAAAGAATAAGTATGGTGAATCAAGAGTTTGCCAAATGATCACCTTTGGTAGACTGGCTGGTAGATCTATTCTAAAAGAAGTACTACGAGTAAATGAATTCTGTAGTTTTGAGGAGATGAATACGATCACAGAAAAGATACCAAACGAAGCGGCAATTTCAGATCTTTTAGAAGAAATGGATGATCCGTCCGTTATTAGATGGGCATTGGAAAATGATAGGGATGCCCTAATTGATTATTGCTGGCTAGATGATAATGGTAAACTTCAAGGAGAATATGCTAAAGTATTCCAGCAGGCGATGAGGATGGAAGGTATCTTTAAGACACAGGGCAAACACGCCGCTGGAGTCGTTATAGCATCCCATGATTTAAAAGAAATGTGCCCTATGGTCAAGGCTTCTAGGAGTTCTGAACAAAATGCTGGACTAGAAATGGGCGATCTAGAGGCAATTGGCGGTGTAAAGTTTGATATTTTAGGCGTAAATATCCTAAAAAAAATTGCAGAAACTGTAAAAGAGGTTAATGATGAACTATAGAGACTATATTGTATATGATTTTGAAACTACTAGTGCAAATCCGTATACCACCCAGCCCGTACAGATTGCCGCAGTAGTTATTCACGGTAGAAAACTAGAAATTAAGAAAGGCTCAGAATTTCAATCACTTATCAAACCAGTATTTGACCATGAACAATGTGCAAAACTTGGCATCGATCCACTAGAGGATGGGGCGGTTAATGTTCATGGTAAAACCGCTGAAATTTTAGCAGATGCACCATCAGTAGAGTCTGTATGGAAAAACTTTGCTGATTATGTTAAACAATACAATTTCAAAGGCGGTAATTGGAGTGCCCCAGTTTCAGTGGGATACAATATCAAGAACTTTGACTCTGTGATTGTTAATAGACTATGCTGTTCCGCCCCATACAAATTTGGCCCAATAGACAATAAGCGTGGGGAGCAGGATATATTCAATCGTATCCATAGCATAGACATGCTCGATATTATGTTCGCTCTATTTGAGAATAATCCGGATGTAACATCATTATCCGCAGATAATTTAGTTCGCGGATACATGGGTTACTCCGAAGGCAAGGCTCACGATGCTATGTCGGACGTAATCATGATTGCAGAACTATTCTGTCGTACAATGAAAATGCTTAGAACCACAGCATCTAGAAAGAAGTTCAAGAATGCTTTCTCATCTTGATATCACAACAATACCAGAAGATGATTCTGGTGTATGGCAAATGATTGGCGAGGGAAGAGTAAAGGGCTGTTTCCAAATAGAGAGTTATCTAGGTAAAACCTGGGCCAAACAACTCAAGCCTGAGAATATCAATGAACTGGCGGCACTAATTAGTATTATTAGGCCGGGCACACTCAAGGCTATTGTGGACGGTAAATCCATGACCCAGCACTTCGTTGACCGCAAGCACAAAAAAGAGGATATTCCAAGCCTACACCCTTTGATCGATAGCATCTTAACTGAAACATATGGTGTTATTGTGTATCAGGAACAGGCAATGGAAATTGCCGTAAAAATGGCTCGATTTACCCTTAAACAAGCTGATGATTTAAGAAAGGCTATTGGTAAAAAATTAGCTGATTTGATGAAAGAGGTACGTGTCAAATTCATTAGCGGATCGCTGTCTAATGGAATCTCCGAAGAGAAAGCTATTGAAATTTTCGACATGATCGAAAAGTCCGCAAGATATTCATTCAATAAATCACATGCGGTTGCTTATGCTAAGGTAGCATACTGGTCAGCATTTCTTAAATATCATCACCCTAGAATATTTCACAAGAATTGGCTAAGGAACGCCGATGAGAAACTAGATCCGGATCTAGAAAAAAAGCAGCTCATAATGTCTGCGAGATCCGAAGGTATAGGCATTCGTGGACCAAGTATAAATGTATTAGAAGAAAATTTTACCCTGCAAGGCGATAGTATTCAGTTTGGCATATGCAATGTTAAAAATGTTGGTCAAGCACATCTAAGCGAACTTAAA